GATTGGCGGAGAACTTCGCCCAGTAAGGTTTTCGTATTTATGTTTAAAAGACATTTGCGAAAAAACTAAAATTAAGTTGTCTGATATGAGTCAACTAGGAAGTGAGATAGATCACGTAGGTATAATGACTTACTATGGTCTTAAACACGGAGCAAAGAAAGAAGGTTTAGTTTTTAAGCACTCTATTAAAGAGATTGAGAACTGGTTAGACAACGAAGATTTTAGTAAACTAAATGAGATTTTTGAAGCCTTCCAAATGGATCAGCCCCAAACTGAGGGAAAGTAAACGAGGGAGAGGAAATAGATGAAGATTTAAGTGAAATAAATTGGGACACTATTGAGAAAACAGGATTAGGAATGTTGGGGTTATCGTATGAAGAACTATACGATTTAACCCCACGTTCATTTTCAAACAAACTCTTAGGGTTTAACAACTACCAACGACAACTTTTAGAAACAAGTTGGGAGCAAACAAGGCTTATTATTCACTCAACTTTATCGCCACATTCAAAAAAGAAATTAAGACCAAAAGAAATATTACCTTTCCCTTGGGATGACAAAAATAAGCCGAAAAAAGAGATTGCTTCTAAAGAACACATCAAAGAGGTAATAGAAAGATACAATAAGAATAAGATTAAAAAATTGAACTAATGGGTGGAGCAAAAACGCTATCGATAATTATAGCAGCAAATATAAAGGGGTTAGAAACCTCTATGGCAAAAGCAAATAAAAGTATTGGTTCTTTTGCATCTAATGCTGCTCGACTAGGTTCTATGCTAACCTTTGGGGTTACCGCTCCTTTAGCTGCTATGGGTAAAACCGCCCTAAGTACATTTGTAGAGTTTGAGGATGGTATGATGAAAGTCAAAGCTATCACAGGTGCTACGGATAAGCAGTTTAAAATGCTTACCGAAAATGCTAAAGAGTTAGGTAAGTCAACTAGATTTACATCACAACAATTTGCTGAACTACAATTAGTATTAGGTCGTAAAGGATTTAATCCAGAAGCTATAAAAGATATGACATCGTCTATATCTAAACTAGCCTTAGCAACTGGTTCTGATTTGAATTTAGCCGCTGAAGTTGTAGCAAGTTCAATTAACACCTTTAACTTAGCATCAACTGACGCAGCCGCTGTAGCTAATACACTTGCTTCTGCCGCCGCTAATTCATCTATTGAACTTGGAACATTCTCTACCGCTTTTGGTCACGCAGGAACAGCCGCAAATGCTGTTGGTGTAGATATAGAAGAATTATCTGCAATGATGGGTGTCTTAATGGATAATGGTATTAAAGCAAGTAAAGCAGGTACGGGTTTAAGAACAGCTTTTAGTAGACTTAACGAAGAAGGTGTACCATTTAGTCAAACATTAGATGCTTTGTCTCAAGGCACAATGAGTTTAAATGATGCTACTAAATTGGTTGGTAGAACAGGTGCTAATCAATTAATAATATTAGCCAATCAAAGAGACGAAATAAACAGGTTAACAAGTGAGTATAGAACAAATACTACTGAGTTAGATCGTATGTCAGAAATGATGTCGCAAACTTCAGCTAATAAAATAGCTATAATGAACTCTGCGATTAACACAATGAATTTAGAGTTTGGTGCTTTATTGGCTCAATCACTTACACCTATAATAAATGCTATAACAGATTTAGCTACTAAATTTTCTAACTTAGAAACAAGCACTAAAAAAATAATAATTAGTGTAGGTACTTTTTTAGGTATATTAGGTCCAGGATTGTTAACATTAGGTGCATTTTCAGGTGCAATAACTGTTTTAAGCGGAGCAGCTACTACTGCAAGTGGGGCATTGTTTACTGCTTATTTGTCAACTATGAAATTTATAGGGGGTCTTGTAGCGGCAGGTACAGCAGCATTTACCGCAGGAGGTTTTGTTGGTGTGTTAACTGGTGCGGTTAATGGTTTAACAGCAGCAATGGCTAGAAATCCACTTGGTGCTATTGCTATTGGTTTATTGGCTATTGCAGGAGCTTCTTTAGCTATGGGCGATGATGTAGAAGATGCAACAGAAAAAGTAGATGATTTAGGTAAAAGTTTTGATATTGCAGGACCTAAAACAAAAGAGTTTTTAGATAATTTTAGTGGTGTTTTTAAAAGTAATCAAAATCCAATAAAAGAAATTAAGAAAGATTTAGTTCAAATTGGTGGTGCTATAGAAGAAGCCGCTTCATTTGGTGTAGACTTTGCTAATGTTAATTGGAAAAGTATAGGTTCAGCTTTTGATTTTAAGAACTTTGAAGATGGTTTAGCAATAATACCTGAAGATACGGAAGATGATGTAGATGATGTATTTACCGCTGCTGAAAAAAGAGTAATGGCATTTAAAAACACTATGCAATCTCTTGGACTTCAAATAGGTCAAGTTTTTTCAGTAGGGTTTTCTCAATTATTTGCAAGAATCCAAGATTCAGAAGGTGCTATTGTAAGTTTTGGTGATAAATTTAAAGAATTTGGTAAACAATTTTTAGCACAAATTAGTGCTATGATTATACAAGCCGCAGTTTTTGCTGCTATAATGACTTTATTAACAGGTGGTAGTTTTGCAGGTAAAGCTGCTGTTGGCGGCACTAATTTTATGAGTAATCTTGCAGGTGGACTTGGTATAAAAGGATTTGCCGATGGAGGTCGACCACCTTTAAATAGAATGAGTTTAGTCGGAGAGAATGGACCTGAATTATTTAACCCAGGCAATCAGTCGGGTACTATTATACCTAATCACGCTATGGGCGGAACAACTATACCTGATGTAAGAATATCGGGTAATGATTTATTGATTGTATTTGATAGAGCAAAACGAATTAAAAACAGAAGGTAGTTATGGCATTTGGTAAATTTAGACATTCTAATATAAAAGGAGAAAAAGGTTCTGATTGGAATATTGAAATTTGGAAAGATGGATTTAGTGGTTCATCTACAGAATTTGATATGCAAGGCGAAGGCTTTGAAGTAACTTGGAATGGTGAAGGTAGTACAAGAAAAAGAACTTTTATAGCATCCTCTTGCACTATAAATTTTTTTATACAAAATGCTAATGACGAAACATTTGCATATGATGTTTTAGCCGCAGGTTTTCAAACTTTTTATATTAGAATATATAAAGGTGCTATTACTAGTGATAATGCTAATATTTGGTGGTATGGTTGGATTCAACCTTCTTTTGATGTGCTTGAAAATGTTTCATTTCCTTATGTATATAAACTAATTGCAACAGATTCTTATGGGTATTTTAATAAACTAAAACCTTTTTATTTTGCAAGTCAACAAGCAAAATTAAATGATGTTGCTACTGTTTATAATTCATTATTTTTACCATTACTATCAACTACTAGTGATTCAAAACTTAATATTGCAGGTAGTACATCAAATAATTTAAATCCTGCACCTGATAATTTTAAATTTTTTAGAACAAGTGCTAATTGGTGGCGTAGCGGTGATACATTTAATACACAAACAAATCCTTTAAATAAATATTATGTCTCACCTGGTGCTTATGCTGCCAAAACAGAATTTGATGAAGATAATTTAGTTACAAATCAATTAGATTCTTTAGAATATAAAATACAAGATATATTTAATGGTAATTTGCAATTATTTAATTTAGTTGGATTTTTAGCTGAAGGTAAATATAATTTTATACAACCAAATAATTTAGTTAATAATACAACTGGTGCATTAAACACTTTTATACAAGCAAATTTAAGTTCTGCACAAACGCTTCAAAATTTCACAACTGCATTAGCAATAAATCAAACTGATAATGTAATCTTAGGTGGTTCAAGTATTATTTTAGATCCGCCTTTAGAAAGCGTTAAAGTAAAATGGCAACAAGCTGAATCGTCTTTTAACTTAGATGAAGGGACAAACATTGAAGGTCAAACTATTAATTGTGGTTTTTTAGAATTAAATTCTGGTGTTTATACATTTAATTATAGTACGGTTAATTTTACTACAGTACTAAAATCAGCTTTTAGTTTTGCAGATACTAATCACGGAGTGTTTAGCAATACTTTTACTACTACAAGTGTTTTAACTGTAAAACTTACTAATGGTAGTGATAATTATTATTTACAAGAAACTTCAGAAGGTCTTATTTGGACTATAAATAATTCTAATGTTTTATCTTTAAATATTAAAAGAGGTTATAATACTGAAGGTTTATTTGGTGTAATAAATAATAGTGAAAATATACCAAATATGAATGTAGCAAATCCTACAGATTTTCAACCTGTGTTACAAGTTTTAACACAAAACTATACAGGTGGAGGAGGAGGTGGAGATTTTCCTTGCAAAAGATTGCCTGATTTTGGTTCTGGATCAAGTACAAAAAGTAAATTTAGAACAACTTTATCCTTTAATTGCGAAGTTCAACAACCACCTATTAGTGGGTCTGTTAGTATAACTGTAAACACATCTATTGATTATAAGGAAAGAGATATTAATGGTGGGCATATAATTACAAACATATCTAACCCTACAGCTTCTAGTAATGTTACAGAAGTATTAAGTGGATTATCTTTAACTCCAAGCGAAGCAAATGTACAAAGTGGTGCAGGTTCTGGAATAACATTTAGTGCAAGTCAAACAACAACAACAGCCTTAGAAAGTCTAGATTTAAACGATTCTACAATAGGTCAATCTGCTGTAAACACTTTATATTCTGTAAAATACTTAGATAGTCCATTATATCCACCTGCAACAAGTGGTTTTAGACGTGGTAATTCAGGAGATTATATCAATATTTTACAATTAGGTGTTAAAGAATTTTTAGACTTACAAACTAAGCCTTTAGAAATATTACAAGCTGATATACAAAGTAATGACATATCTCCTTTAAAACTTATAAAGTATTCTATAAATGATGATAATAATTTTAAGTATTATTCCTTTTTAGGAGGTACATTTAAGGCTCAAAGTGAAATAATGTCAGGTGAGTGGTATAAAGTAGAAAATTCTACTACAATAATTAATGATGACCCTACAACTTCTGCTGAGTTTGCATTTAATCCTGTTGCAAATAATTCAAATCAAATAGCATCTAGTTTAAGTAATACAAATAAAATTATTACAACAAATCTTAATGTTAATATTTTAGGTGTAGTTGATACAGCTTTAACATCAAATGTTAATGTAACATTAATTAGTTTAAATGCAAATGTAGCAGGTAAATTTTATACAAATCAAAAATTATTTTTAGCACTACCTGATGGTACAGGTCAATTAGAAATTACTTGTTCTACTACAAAAACAAGTGTTAGTGATATTGATGTAGTTTCTATCGCACCTAAAAGAGACTACCCTGTAGGTTCTATCGTATTAGTTAAAACAGCCGACCTTACCAACGTAATCACAGGTGGTGGAGGAGGTTCTACTCCAACTTTAGCACAAGTTACAGGTGATAGAATGACTGTTGAAGGTAGTGCAGGAACAACAGGTGGAACTTCAGTTGTTGGTTCAGGTTCTGTACACACAATAACAGAAGGAGCTGCGTGGATTCATACGCAAGACATTGGAGATAACTCAGGTAATAATAGTTTAAATTTAAGATTATATTCAGGTCAAGGTGAGGGTACTGATTTTGATAGGTCGGAAAGTTCAATACCTAATGATAGTACTGCTAGACAAACAGGTCAGGTTGCTGTAGAATCAGGAGATTTAAAAAATACAGGAAGTGGTNATTCTACAACAGGAGAAATAGCTTTAAGNTCAGGTAGTTCAATAATTGGTTCAGGAGATGCTCAATCAGGAAATGTAATTATATCATCAGGTTTAGCAACAAGTACAAGTGCAGGTAATACTACATCAGGTAATATAACTATTGAGACTGGTATTTCAAATTCAAGTAGTGGTACAAGTACACAAGGCTCTTTATATTTAGGACAAAGTTTAGCAAACACTTTAATTAAAGGTAATGTAACTNAAATAGGAGAAAGCACANCATCAACAGGTAAAGTTTTACAATGGGATGGTTCTAAAGCAGTTTGGGCAGCTAGTGTAGGTGGTTCATCTACACAAGTACAGTACAATCAAGGAGGTGTTATAAAAGGTGAGGCAGGTTTTGTATATGATGAAGGAAATGATAGGTTAACAGTACCTAAAGTAAATACTCCAATTCTACAAAGCATTGCAGGTGATGGAACTGTATCACATCAAATCTATACTGTTAGTCAAAATATGGCTATTTTAAGTAATACAAGTGTTGATGTTTATCTTAACGCTGGGAATGCAACAGCTGGTTCAAAAGCATTTCAAATTAAAAGTGCAGTAACAGGTAATATTGTTTTTGCAGTTACCGACACAGGGGTTATAAAAGCTATTGGTAACAAGATACAAGATTCAGCAGGTACTGATAGGATAGATGTTTCTGATAATACTAAAACTAAAATAGACAAGAACTTACAATTATTAGGTAGTTCTCCTGCTACTATATTTAGTCCTGACGCAGACAAACTAATTTTATCTTCTGTAGATGATTTAGAGTTTAAAATAGCTTCAGGTGGAGCATCTAGTAAATCATTTAAATTTATTAATAATACTACTGAAGTTGGTTCAATAAATTCTAGTGGTGATTTACAAATAGATGGTGGATTGACTACAGGTGGTGGTACTATAACTATAGGTGGTAGTAATTCTAATTTAGAATTAGATGCAGGTTCTGATATAATACTAGAAGCAGACCAAAATGGTGGTGGTTTAGACTCAACGATACAATATCCTGATTCGGGTGGTACTAACAGAATTATGTTAGGTGTAGATAATAATGTAGTTATTTTATCAAATAGGGCAGCTAATGGTACTGTTGAAATTAGAGCCAATTCAAGCACAGCAGGAGGTAGTGGAGAAACAACTTCAGCAATATTTAAAGATGATGCTGTTGTATTAATTAAAGAAGCTGAATTTAGTGCAGGAATATCTGATTCAGGAACTATAGCAGCAGGTACTTGGAATGGTACTGCTATAGCACAAGCAAAAATCGCTGACCAAGCAATAAATGAAGCTAAACTACAAGTTTCTAATGCTCCTGTTAATGGATATGTTTTAACTGCACAGTCAGGAAATACAGGAGGATTAACTTGGGCAGAACAAGCAAGTGGTGGTGGTGGTAGCAGTAGTAGTATTATAACACAAATCTTTACTATTGCTTACCATAGTACTAGTACATCAGGTTTTTACATAACAATGAGTGGTGCTCTTACAAATGAAAGCACTTCATTAAGCACAGCATCTTATCATTTAATATTACCTTGTCCTTTTGATGGTACTATTAAGAGAATTACAAGTCATCATTCAAATTCAGTTTCTAATGGAACAAGTAAATTTGAGTTATATATAGATGGCGATGATGATGATTTAGTAGGAGACCAAAGAGGTTCTGATTTAACTGTTACTAACGGATATAATGCAGGAACTGGTGCTAAAGTTTTTACTGCTGATTGCCCATCAGATTGGACATTTAGTAAGAACGAAACTTTAGCAATTAAAAGAACAGATAGTAGTGGTAGAGGTGGTGCAACTGTTTCATTCGTTATAGAATTTGATACATCAACTTAAATAATCCATTATAATATATAGGGGGAAGGTGCGATAGTCTTTTTTACCGCTACCTTTTCGATTATTGCACCAACCCCTTTATTTTAAACAACAATAAAATGATAGATAAGGACACCACAGAAATAATATTAGCAAACGTAGGGGCGTTATCACTTTCTTTAACTGACGTTCACGAGGGTTTACAAGTTTTATCTATGTTTGCTGCTTTGATTTTTACTATAATAAAAATAGTTAAAGAGATTAAAAAATGGCGGTAGATGAAAAAGAAATACAAGACCAAACTTTTGTTATCAGCGTAAAAACTTTTTTTGCTGTAGGAGCAGGGCTAGTTCTCCTTGTAGGAGAATATATTGTCTTACAATCTGATATAGAAGAAGCTAAACGACTGCCTGTAGCTGAACAAGTAGAAATAACTAGGTTAGAAATTGAACTTAACAACGAATTAGTTTTTCAGCACTTTGAAG